CCTCTACTGCAAATGGTTTAGGTAATATGTTCCATAAAATATGGGAAGGATCAGTACAACGTATTAATGAGTTTGTACCTTTTAGAGTTGACTGGCACGATGTACCAGGAAGAGATGATAGATGGAAAGCACAAACTATTGCAAATACATCTCAGTTACAATTTGATCAAGAGTTTGGAAATACATTCTTCGGAACAGCACATACTCTTATAAATCCAGAAATACTTATGGAATTGAGAGCACAACCTCCAATTCAAACATTAGAAAACGGTTTGCTTCATGTCTATGAAGAAAACAAAAAAGATCATCAATATGTGATGTCTGTCGATGTATCAAAGGGAAGAGGACAGGATTTTAGCACGTTTAACGTGATTGACATATCTACGACGCCTTGGCGTCAAGTAGCAGTATATCGCAACAACAATATCTCTCCTATGCTCTTTCCAGATATTATATATAAGTACGCAGTTTCTTACAATAACGCTTATGTTGTAATAGAATCAAACGACCAAGGTGCAATTGTATGTAATGGACTCTATTATGATTTTGAATATGATAATATGCATGTAGAATCTACAATTAAAGCTGGAGAGTTGGGCATAGAGATGAATCGTAAAATAAAACGATTAGGATGCACAGCTATAAAAGATATTGTAGAAGCAAAAAGATTAAATTTAGTTGACCAACAAACAATCAATGAAATGTCAACTTTTGTATTACATGGACAATCATATAAAGCTGTAGATGGTGCACATGACGATTTAGCTATGGGATTAGTATTATTTGCATACTTTGCCTCATCTACATACTTCGAAGAGCTTACGAATATTAATTTGAAAAAGATGTTATATGAGAGAGAAGCTCAAACTATAGAAGAAGATTTCGTGCCATTTGGTATAATCGATAATGGTTTAGACGAAGAACCAGAAATTAACGTTGATCTTGAAAGAGAAAATTGGGCAATTTGGGACACAAACCTATAAATATAGTATATTATAAATAAAAGTATTGAAGAAAAAAACTTGTTATGAAAGAACTTATTATTAACTTTTAGAGAGAGACGATTATGGCACTTTTTACTCCATCAGCATCTCCTGCAATTACCGTTAAAGAAGTCGACCTTACAGGTGTAGTACCTAATGTCGTAACTTCAACTGGTGCTTTTGTTGGGGATTTTAGTTGGGGTCCAATACGTAACGCAACACTGATCACGAATGAAAGTGGTCTCGTTGAAGCGTTTGGGTCTCCAACAACTACAAATAACGTAGATTATTTCGCTGCTGCGAATTATCTAAGATATTCAAATAGTTTATACGTAGTAAGAGAAGCCACCACAGCTGCATTAAATGCATCCGATTCATCAGGAGTAGCACTCCAAGTAAGAGATAAAGATCATTTTGACACATTAAGTGTCGGTGATTCTAATCAGACTTACATTGCAAGATATGCTGGAACCTTAGGTAACTCACTTAAGATTGCATCATTATCTGCTTCTGATTCAGACGGCGTATTTGATACATGGACATATGCATCATCATTTGATGGACCACCAGGAACATCAACTTTTGCTTCAGGACTATCAGCAACTAATGACGAAATTCACGTTGCTATTATCGATGAAGATGGTGATATTTCTGGTACTGCTGGAACAGTACTTGAAACTTTCCCATATGTTTCATTAGCATTAAATGCTAAAGCTGACGATGGAACTTCTAACTACGTAAAAGACGTAATTAACACAAGATCTCAATACATTTACCTAGCAGGCTTCGATAGTGACTTAACTACTGGAAATGCTGGTACAAACGCATCCTCTGGTGTTGACTTCAGAGTTGCACAAAGCAGAACAGCTGCTCAATTAAAGACAGCTGCTACTAAATCTACCTCATTAGCAGGTGGAGCTGCTTCAGGCACTCTTACAACTTCAGAGATTGCTACTGGTTTTGATCAAGTTGAAGACACTGATAATATTACAGTTGACTTCTTGATTGCTCCAGGCATGACTGCTAGAGCAGATCAAACAACAGTTGTAAATGATCTTGTAACTATAGCTGGAACAACACGGAAAGACTGTGTTGTTGTTGCATCTCCTGCTAGAAATGATGTCGTAAATGTAGCTGCAGCTACTGCAGTAACTAACGCTGTAGCAACAGCTGAAACATTTACAAATTCATCATATCTAGTTGTAGATAACCAATACTTAAAGGTTTACGACAAGTATAACGATAAGTATATCTTCGTACCTGCTGCATCATCTGTTGCTGGTCTTATGGCCGCTGCAGACTTAAATGCTGCTCCATGGTTCTCACCTGCAGGTCAGAGAAGAGGTAATCTACTAGGTGTAACTGCTCTAGCATATAGTCCAAATAAATCACAAAGGGATACTCTGTATAAAGCAGGTGTTAACCCTATAGCAAATATTCCTGGACAAGGTGTATTACTATTTGGTGATAAGACTAAACTTGCAAGACCTTCTGCATTTGATCGCATCAATGTAAGAAGATTATTCCTTGCAGTTGAAAGGGCAATCAGCCAAGCTGCACGAAATGTTATGTTTGAGTTTAACGATGAGTTTACTCGAGCAGAGTTCGTGAACGTTGTTGAGCCATTCCTAAGAGAAATCAAAGGAAGGAGAGGTATCACAGACTTCCGAGTCGTATGTGATGCAACTAACAACACGGCTGCTGTTGTAGATCGTAACGAATTTGTTGCTTCTGTTTTCATTAAGCCAGCACGTTCAGTCAACTACATAACTCTAAACTTTGTAGCTGTCAGAACAGGTGTTGATTTTGAAGAAGTAGCAGGAACAGTTTAATTAGGAGAATAACATGGCTATTTTAGGCGTAGATGATTTTAAAGCTAAAATAAAAGGCGGTGGTGCTCGTCCTAACCTGTTCAAAGTGACCCTCAACTTTCCAGCTTTTGCGGAAGGTGACGTTGAGCTAACCTCGTTTTTAGTTCGTGCTGCACAACTTCCTGAATCTGTAATGAGTTCAGTTATTGTACCATTCAGAGGAAGAGAATTAAAAGTTGCTGGAGTTCGTACTTTCCCAACTTGGACAACTCAAGTCTATAACGATACAGATTTTTCTGTACGTAATGCTATAGAGAGATGGTCAAATGCGATCAATGCTCATAGTTCAAATATTGGTCTTACCAATCCAGTTGACTATCAAGCAGATCTTAAAGTTGAACAACTAGATCGAGACGAAACCGTTCTCAAAACTTATAACTTCCGTGGTGCTTATCCAGAGCAAATGGGACCAATCGAATTAGCATATGATAACAATGATGCTATTGAAGTCTTTGATTGTGTATGGCAGTATCAATACTGGGAGTCAAATACAACTACCTAATCTGTTTGAATATTTTAGGTAACTTATTTTTGTTATAAGTAGTATCGGGAGCTCTGGAAACGGAGCTCCCATAACACAGGAAAATAAATGGCAAACGAAGATGCACTGTTAAAATTCTTTGGATTCGAGCTCAGAAGAGCTGGAGCTAAAGTAAAACCAGACGAAAAATTACAATCTATTGTTCCTCCACAAGATCAAGATGGATCGGGATATGTAACAGCTGCTGGTGCGCACTATGGTCAATATATCGATTTTGACAAAGAAGGTGACGCAAAAGACAATGTTCAGCTCATCAAAAAATATAGAGGTGTATCAATGCATCCTGAAGTTGATGCTGCGATTGAAGACATTGTGAATGAAGCAATTACTACAGGTGATAACAAGTCTGTCGTTGAGCTTATACTCGATGAAGTAAAAGCACCTGTTGGCATCAAAAATACGATGCGAGAAGAATTTGAAAATATCGCGAACATGCTGCGATTTGGAGATAATGGGCACGATATATTTAGAAACTGGTATGTAGATGGTAGAATATTCCATCACTTAGTTGTAGACGAAACAAATCCTAAGAAGGGTATTCAAGATATTCGTGTTATTGATTCAACTAAAATACGTAAAGTAAAACAGGTTAAGAAAGAAAAAGATCCTAAAACTGGAGCTGAAGTTGTTAAGAAAGTTTCAGAGTTTTATATCTTTCAAGAAAAACCAGGACAACAAAATAGTGGAATTAAACTATCTTTTGACTCCGTAAGTTATGTAATTTCTGCTCTAATGGATGAAAATAAGAAGAGAGTCATTTCATTCCTTCACAAAGCATTAAAACCAATTAATCAATTAAGAATGATGGAAGATTCTCTTGTTATATACAGATTAGCAAGAGCACCAGAACGTAGAATCTTTTATGTAGATGTTGGTAACTTACCGCGAGGTAAGGCAGAACAATACATGAAAGATATCATGGCAAGATATCGTAATAAACTCGTATATGATGCTGCTACTGGTGAACTTAAAGATGACAGAAAACATATGTCAATGTTAGAAGACTTCTGGATGCCACGAAGAGAAGGTGGTAGAGGTACAGAAATATCTACATTACCTGGTGGTGAGAATCTTGGAAACATTGAAGATATTAGATACTTCCAGAAGAAGCTATATAGATCTCTTAATGTACCATTACAAAGATTAGAGCAAGAAGCTCAATTCTCACTTGGTAGAACAA